AAGGAGAATCCAACCCGATCGAACTTGATCCGCATCCGCCGCACATCAGCCGAGTTAGCCTGCAAATCCCGCTGCGCCAGCCGCATCGCGAGAGCCGGTGTCGGCACGCCGAGATAATCAACGCTGGTCGAGATCATCGTGCCGAGTGATTGGAACGAGGCGATATTCTGAACTCTGACCTGACCCTTCCGCCCACTGATCGGATCGATGTAGTTGACAATGATCTCGTTGTAGGTCGTGTCGGACGAACTCGACTCGTCCTCGATGATCTCAAGCATACCGTTCTCAAAGGTAAAGATCGGTAGCGCTTCAGGGGCGTAGTCGGCCCGGAGCAAACGCAGTTTGAGAAGACCAGTTTGTCGGTCGATATAAACGACGCCGCCGATGGTGTTGACGATAATCTGGACGAACCTGTCGATATCCTCCTGTCTATTCCAGCGAATGCAGATCCCAAAGCCTTCGCTAATCAGTGTCTGTGCTACCGCCGTGAAGCTCGCATGATCGATAAAGGATCGCGGCATCCCGCGACCCCAGATATTGTTCGTCGCGCACTCGTATAATATGTGGGCGGGGTTCATCGCCTTGACGCCGCCACCTTGCTGGCTGATCGAGGTGAAATTACCGCGAATCTCGCGTACCACCACCGGGTCGCCGAACATCAACGATACCACCAAACCGCTAACGGTTGCGTCTACCCCATACAATTCATCGCTATGCCCATTGCACACGGCGGCAAAGCGGGAAGCAGTCTCCTCCGCAGTTGACCCGATCGCCACGTTGTGGCTCGCGCCAGTTAGGTAGGTAAAGAAGTCCACCTGTTCATCGCCGATCGCGATGCCGTCCCCTGAATGCGGCTGAGTGTTAAAGGTGATCAGGGTTACCGGTGCCGTCTGCATCGGGATCACGGCGAGATCCGGACGCCACACCTCGCCGTCCCAACCGGCGGTCTGACGATTAACCCGCAGTTTCCACGGCTTCGGGTACGGGTTGTTGCTGCCAATCTGACCGTAGTAGAACAGGGACGTGACGCCCCGCCATCCGGGTACGGGGAACCCGCCTTCTATGGCACCGGTAATAATCGAATCGACAACCTGATCCGCTTCACCCATCATCAGCTTGAAGGTGCCGACAATCCCTCCCTCTTTCTGATCACCACCAAATAGGTTTGGTTGGTTGATCTGTTGGAAGTCTGAAACCATCAGACTACCCGACCACGCGCTGAGATCACCTATCCTGATGTCGGTAAGCTCGTTGACCGGCCCGCGACCCACGCCCATCTGGACAGCCATCGTATACTTGTAGCCGCTAACCTGCGACTTGCTGCCACCTTTACCGCCGCTCGGCATCGGCCTGCTCTCGTAACGCCACCTCGACCACAACCAACCCTAAGGGATCGCCCGTCGCTTCAACCTCTGCGACCGAGATGCCGTTCGTGACAAAATCGGACCAGCTAAACCCGTGCGCGGCAAACCAGAGACGAGGTTCGCGGTTGCACATCCCCGCCGCCCGCAGATGGCGCATGTAGATCCGTGCCACTACTTCTTGCCTCCGCTGGTCTTGGTGCGGATCGCTTGGCTGGATAAGTTGCCGTAGTACAGCACCATCCAATCCTCTATCCACACGTCCCCAAAGATGACCGGCTGTGGTGTTCCTTCCTCGTGTTGTGGAAACTGGAAGTCTTCGAAGGTAGCAGGCTTGACAACGTCGGTCTGCGGCTTCTTTGCGGTCAAAGCCGTAATCGTGTAGCTGATGATCATTAGGGCTAGCGCCCAGATGAAATTCATCGTCAGAACACCGGTTGACCGTCAAAGGGATTTCGACCAGGGGGATGCGGGAATCCTCCGAAGTTGCCGAGGTTGTTGAACTTGTTGACGCAAGTATCAACGACGCGATCACAGCCGGGGAAAACCGAGATCGGGTCTCCGATATCCAACCCGGCGGGTGTCCCGATCAAGGTGATCTGGTCACCGGCATGCGTGATAATCATGCGTCGTTCAAGCATGCCCGAAGGGAGGTGGTATTCCATAAAGCCACCGTCGAACCAACCGTCCGAGTCTACCGGAAATCCAGAAGCGGTAATCGTCAACCCGCCAATAGCGGTGACCGTCGCAAACACCCGGAACAACTCGCGGTCAACCTTGCACGTATTCGTCGCGTACAAGACGTGTGGACAGTTGCGCTGGTAGCCATACCGTAGCCCGCCACGCTGGAAGGATGCCGCCAACATCGCACAGGTGATCTTGGCCTCAACCTCGTCCACTTGTAAGATCCCATTGACGGTGCCGATCCACGTTATCAGTGCATCGGATACCGTGGGCGTCATGCTGTCGATGTCGGTTATATCGCCTACGTGCGCGCGGCGCAGTCGCAGCCACACCGTATCGGATGGCAGCGTCCCGAAGTAACGTAACTGCTGGCAGAACTCCTCTTCGATCGGCATCGTCACAACCAGAGTGGTACTCTGCGCCTCACTGCTCAGACGGATCGCCTCGTGCCGGATCGGCACCGCTTTCCACTCGACATCGTTATACCAGACGTTGCGATCGGAACCGTTGTAGCGCCAAATATAGTCTGTCCCGCCCGAGTTACGGATGAACTCGAAAAGCTCGATCGGCCGCCCGCCGAAGCCAGAGACTTCGTATCCGATAGCGGGCATCAGGGTAACCGTTCGATGGTCGTAGTGGATACCACGCCTTCACCCGATGATGTGGTCACCCCGGAAATCGACATACTACCTGAGACGCCATACCCCGGTCCCGGTGTATCCAGTAACGGCAGCGTGTCGCCAACGGTGAACCGCCCCAACGATCCCAAGTTATCCATGTACGTGTCGGAGCTACCGTGCAAGAAGACCTTGGGGACCAACCCAGTAACATACTCCCCCGCCGGTCCCCAATCCACCGGACCCCCACCAAACAGACGAGCAACGTTGGCTGGATTCAACAGATCGAAGAACGGCTCGCCATAGCTCCATCGCCAATCGCTTAGCGCGAAGCCGGGAGGGGCGCGTCCCGGTCCAATCGACCACCCCGTATTCTCATGAACAGTGACAAGGTTGTTCGTGTAGAAATCCACATTGGGATCTAAAAGCTGCCGATTGAGCATGTATTGCATCGTGCCTGTGGAAAACCGGCAACTCAGCGCAAACGAATTCCAACCGCCTTGAATATACGGGTGGGCGGGGAGATCATCCAACATCCCAGTGCCGCCACCACAGACAAAATCACCGGAATAGCTTTCCCTGATGTTCGCGATCAGGGTCATGATGCCGCTGGAAAATGCCAACTCGATGAAAAAGATACCCCACTCGTCGGCGATCGGAGCAAACACCTGAACCGTGTCGTCAAATGGCGGGATCTGCAACCAACCAGCCAGCAGGAAGGTGTCGGTTACCCCTCCGAGATCGTCAGATTCCTCCGCAAAAAGGAAAGTCGCGTAAGCCATGCTGACCTCTACGTTGGAGTACCCGGAAACGGGTCGTGCGGTCTTGGGAACGGTGCCGGTCCATAAACGAACACCCCGTCTATCGTATGGGATATACTGGTTGTATCGATATCATACGTGCCGGCATTGGTATCAGGAGTAGATCGCAATACATTGATCGTACCACCGGTCCCCCGGTTATCCGCAAACTCGTCCACATTGCCTCCAAGGTAAACTGCGGGTGCGGTGCCAGTTGGCGTCGCTCCGTTACTGCCAAGCTCAACCGCATAGCCATCATCGTAGAACTTTGCCAAATTGGCTGAGTTGGACAAATCGAGATACTGCCCCGGAGCAAAGTAAAGCTCTGCAAACATGCCATCTTGAAAGGAATTATAAAGCGGCCCGTTGCTATTGCCTAACAAGTTTACTGGCGCGGATGAATAATCAATTGTCGTCGGTGGGATCGTACCGATTATATCCCCGATAGCATCGCGACGGGATACCCCGTCAACGTAGCAGTGGAACCTTGTGTAGGGATCAGAGGTGCTCAGATCCCATGCAAATATAATGTGGTGCCAATGACCATCATCCTGATTGATCTCAACCGGATTAAAATCGGTCATCAATTGCGTCACCCTTGGAACGTCATTATTAACTGGATTAAAAATCATGTTGTAAGTGCCATGAGCGCTGCCACCGGATGTTAACTGCACCCCTGGAAAGTAGGTGCCAGCGGGTGAAGCAAGCAACGAGGTAAGTATGGTGAACACATTATACCAACCTAACGTAAGCCCAGAGTCCTCACCCGGATATGTTGCGTACTGGCGATACCAGAGACTGTAAATGCCTGTTGGCGTGGAACCAACGCCGGCTAACGGCCCCGCACTCTGCAACATTGTTTGCATTTCTATGTAAACGGCCCTCGACCTATAAAGTGGGACCGGAATGGGTACTTGAAATAGGACCGCCGGAAACGGTTCGGGTGGAACGGGACCGGGTCCGCTCTTTATCGCAGTCCGAAATACTGCATTGACCGTTGTGACCCCTTGCGTGTCAACAGGATGTACAAACTCAACTTCGTCCTGATCCAGCCGCGCAATCGTCAGGAAACTGATCCTCCTTACATCCTTCAGCCCGACATCTCGACCAAGTTGCAGATCGATCACGAGTTGCTCATACTCCCCGTCATCGCCCACATTCGCCGCTGCAACGATTTCCCGGTAAAGTCGTGCTCCATCACGGAGTTGGATAACGATGTGGTTACGATGTTCGAACGGCCCGCCCATATCAGTATAACCACAACGTTTGACCAACATCGTGGTATCATTCGCGAGCATAGGCTCGACCAAATCAAAGTCCATCATGCCTGATGGCAGCCAAAGCGGCATCAGGCGTCCCATCAGCGTGTAGAACAGCCCTCGTAGTCGCCAATGCGCCGCCCGACCTTTGGCGAACCATGCGAAATCCTGATGCGTGAAACCGGCAACATCGTAAAGGATCGGAATGCCGGTATTGTTATCAAGTTGAAACCATGTGCGGTCATAGCGTACCGACAAATCAACTTCGTCGGTGTCCTCCTCCAATACATAGTTGTTACGGTAGATACCAAGGCGTGACACAGCGTTTGAACGGTTCGGCTCCAGCGATTGGAATCGTGCTCGAATCTCCGCAGTGCGATCGGCTCGCCGCGAGAATTGTGGTTGAGTTTCTAGTTTACACTTTTTAGCCGGTAACACCCGCATACCGACCGACCAACTACCGGTAATAGGGGCGGCCAGTGAAAGGTAATCAGTGCCGTAGCCGGCGATCTCGACCAACTCGTACACGAATGGGTCGCGATCTAAGTTGACAAGCATCGCGTACCGGCAGCTTTGAAGCTCGGTATAGCTGGTGTCGAGATAGATCGTCGTATCGCCACCAGCAGCCGCTACCGTGAGGTGACAGACATCGTGCCACAGGGGGACATAGATCGGTGAACCCGCCGTCGCAATGGTCAACAAGTCAAGATAGGTCCGGTTGGGTCCGTACAGCATGTAGCTATATTCGAACCGCTGTCTCGGGCTGACCCGCAGCCCCATCCGCTGCTCAATCGCCATCGGGGATTGGGCAACGGTTGTCAGCCATTCCAGCGTCTCAGTCAGACCGCCTCGCCAATTGGGGCGCAGGGTCCACACTGCCAGCTTCTCTAGTGACTCAAACGAGTAGATGGCAAGGTTGCCGTCATTCTGGAGCGTCAGGTAGGCACCCTCATTGTCATCCGTGTCACTCGCCCACAGCGGCTCCGTATCAGCGTAGATGACGAGGTTGCCGTCAGGTTGCATGACGAGCTTGGTAGCACCCTGATCCTCGGTAGCGGTCGCCCATAAGACCGTAGACGGCAACTGCAACAGAACCAGATTGCCGTCTTTCTGGAATAGCAACCGGAAAACCGCATTCGGGCTATCCACCCACTGGCCCGGATACATCGTGGAACCATTGGGCAAGGCAGTCTTGCCACCGAACGCACCCGGTGACACCACCGTGTCAGTTGCCCACAGCGCCGGCATGTCAGCCTCTCACGATGCTACGGATGGTGGCAGCATTCTTGACCAAATGCTGCACCACTATCCGCTCACCGGCTGACGATGACATCGCATGCGGGATGCGCTGCGGGTCATCGACCAACACCGACCTGATGTTGATGGCCCCGCCGCCGCCGCCAGCACGGTTCATCACGTTGCGTGGGTCATCCCTGGTCAGTACCTCTTCACCCCGCTGTAGGATCGCGGCCTGCTCGTTTACGCCCATCCCGACCACCGACCCCCGATGGTAGCGAGGTGCATTGTCCCACCACGATGCCGGTGCCAATGCCGGGACACCGGCACGCCCAACAACACCGCCTCTATGGAAGAACAGCATCGACACTTCGGGCGCGAGCGTACTGGTTGCAACCGGTGCCACCGTCGAAGCGGTCCCGCTTATCGTAGCTCCTGCCAGATTCGTACCTGTCTGGCTGCCGAACCCTAACAGTTTACCGAAGAAGCCGCCGATACCGCCGCCGCCGGCACCACCGGTATCGACACCGAACAAACTAGACGCAAGCTTGGCTGCCTCAGCCTTAAGGATGTAATTCGCGATGTCCTTCAACAACTGCGCGAACAGGTTCATACCGGCGTTCTTGACCGACGTAAGAACGTCTTTCCACTGCCCGGTCTTCGCGATGGCGTTGCCGATCGACTGAGCCACGGTATCGAATGCGGTCGCGAGGCCGGTACTAAACGATCCAGTAAACGTATCCTTCAAACCCTTCCAGAACGGGTCGATGTACTGCGCTTCCGCTCGGAACTTTTTAGCCTCTGCGGTCAGTTCGGCAATTTTTGTCGGGCTTAAATTATTTTGCGTTTGGATGTATTTCTCGATCGCTTCGGCGGCTTTAATACTCGCATCTCTCGTGAGATCGAACGCCTCTTTTTGCAACCGCAGTTTCTCAGTGAGATCAATCGCACCGAGATCGTACAGCCTATCGGCAGTCGAAACGAGAGCTTGCCGAGTTTGTGCGGTTTCTTGTCCTGCCTTCTGGGCTGCCGTCAGGTTATTGCGGGCAAGCTCCATCTGGCGCAAGTTCTCAAGCTCTTGCTTTTGTGAATCGAGCTTGGCCTTATCCGTAGTTGTTTGACGTTCTGCCAGCTTTTCGAGTTGCTTGATCTCGGTGTCGTACTTCAGATTAGTTGCAGTGTTGAGTTGGTCGAGGGCAGATTTCTGCTCGTTGAGAAGGGAACGACGAAGCTCAGCTATCCGCTTGTCAGTGGCGTCAACCTGATCCCGCTCGGTCTTTTCCCGTTGTACTTGTGCCCGCGCCTCAGCTTCGCCCCTATCTTTAACCGCCCTCAGCGCCTCGTAGCCTTTAATACCCTCTGCTGTAGCTTTCGCTACCGCTGCGGCACCGGCTGCCTGAATGCGGATGTAATCATTACCGTCTTGGATACGCTGTT